TGTCTATTTCTTTTATTTGATTGGCTATTTGTTCTACTTTCTCTTGAAGTTTTTTCATTATAAAATTATATGTTCGTTATCATAAATATCCTTTTAATTTGAATTATTCGTGACCATTGATTGAATTGAGTATTAGTTCGGCTACACTACCCTTGTCTAAGTTGTCCCCCATTACAGTTTCAAATATCCCTTTTTTCCTAATTAAGATGTCATATATAGCACCTTCTATGGTATTTTCAAACAAGGGATAATAAACTAAAACACTATTTTTTTGACCGTATCTGTAAGCCCTATCTTCCGCTTGTGAATGGTCCGACGGAACAAAAGATAAGTCATTAAATATTACAACTTCAGCGGATGTGAGTGTGATACCAACACCTGCGGCTTTTATGTTCCCACAAAAAACTTTAACCTTGTCGTTATCTTGAAAATCATCAACGGCCTTTTGTCTTGCTGGTTTGGTAGTAGAACCATCCAAGTAAACAGACATCTTACCGAAGTGTTCGTGAATCCGTTTGAGTGGTTCAGTAAAGTTTGAAAAAATAATAACTTTCTTACCTTGTTCTAAAATGTTTTCTGCAAGTTCGATTGTTTGAGAAACCTTTTCTTCTGCGATTACCTGTCTTACTTTCATCAGTTTTGAGAACTGAACTGTAAGAGATGATGATTCCTCTTTATTATTTCTAAACCAATCAAAATACTCACCCATAAGATTTTCATACTCCCGTGATTTTAATCTCAAATAAACAGGATTTATAATCTTTTCAGGTAAATCTAACACATCAGTTTTTAATCTACGAAGTATTTGTTTTGAGGTTCTCTCACGAAGTTCATCCAAATTAGACGCTCCGTTTACGTTCCACACTTTTCTTTGACCTGCTCTAAACTGATAACCCTCACAAAAACGAATCACATAAGCCATCCAATTTTGAGCGACAGGGGACTCAACCAAAGATAATAAATTATAATAATCAATTGGACGAGATGTAATCGGAGTTCCTGTTAATAACCACACTCTATTAATATTCTTAACAAAATGATTTATAAGTTTTGTTCTTTGTGCCTGTGAATTTTTAATGTAATGGGCTTCGTCTATGATAACCAAATCAAATTTTGAATTAATAATTTGTGAGGTTTCTTTATCTTTAATGTCGTGAAAGTTTTTGATGATATCGTAATTAACGATAACAAAATCGTGGTCAGATGAAAAATTCTTACCCTCACATATATAAATTGATTTGTCGGTGTAGTTCTCAATTTCTCTTGACCAATTTATTTTAAGTGATGCGGGACAAATGATTAATACTTTTTTCGCTCCTGACTCTAAAGCGGCGATAATTGTTGATGTTGTTTTACCCAAACCCATATCATCTGCCAATATAAATCTTTTACTTCCTGCCAATTTCTCAATCGCTTCTTTTTGATGTGAAAGTGGTGGTCTATTACTGTATTTTGAGTAATCAATATCAACTTTTTCTATGGTGTGTGTTTTAATTAAGGCACCTTTTGGAACCCAAAAGTCACTTAAATGTTCTGATTCAAAAAACTTACCCCAAATATGGTAGGATTTCTCCTTTTCTACCAATAGTTTCTCAACATAGATTTTATCAGGAATCTCACGAAACAATTTTTCATCCGCAAACTTTCTTGCAAAATAGGGGTCCAAATCAACCCACTTTTTGGCAACCTTTGGTTTTTCGTTATGGTATGTAATTATATAATCAGATTGTGTTCTTGTTGGAAAGAACTTTTTATTAACCAAATGTTGTTGTTTTAATCTCAATATAAAATTATTGCCTCCTTCATAGGAGGATAAAATATCAATCGCCTTTTGTTCTATTGAGATTAGGTTTTCCAAAAAAATAGTTTTATAACTAAAAATAAGAAATGAGTAAATATTTATCAATATTATGGCTAAGAAAGTCCCAATTACAAGATTAGGTAAATTTTTTGGAGCCGAAGACTACGATTTGGACATCGGTATGGGTTCAGAGTGGTTGGAGGGTGATATGAACTTCACTTTGGTATTATATCGTGTCAACAGAATCAAAACAAAAAAAGATGATGTATACGGAGAAACCCTTAAAGACGGAATTCAGTTTGACCCTCCAATTGAATTCAAAGGTTATGTTCAGGTTGCGGCTCCAACAGCAAAGGCTTATGGTAATTCAAAGATAGAACAAACTGAGCCAGGTAATTTAAAAGTTTCAGTATATACTAAACACTTACAGGAACTTGGTATTGACATCGCCTTTGGTGATTATATAGGTTATTACGAATCCGAGTCCCGTGTTAGATACTATACGGTGACTGATGATGGTCGTGTTGTTTCAGATAATAAACATACTTATGCAGGATACAAACCCTTTTACCGAACAATAACGGCCGCTCCTGTAACGGATAACGAATTTAGAGGATTATAAAATGGGATTTCCAAAAAAAATTAAAAAAAATTTACCATTAACGACTTCAAAAACGTTATATCCAAGACGTGAAGAGTTATTACAAAAAATTAATCAAGATGGGACATTCTTACCTAAATCTATTTTACACGCAGACCTGGATAGGGGTTTCTTGGATTTTGTTAAAGACGAATTGAATTTATCAGTTGATGGTGTTACGGTGCCTGTGGTCGACATAATTATAACCACACAAAATTGGGCCCAATTCACCGAAACTTGGAACTTTGTGGATTTAGACTTCAACGTGAAACCACCCTTTGTTACTACCGTTAGAGTTCCTGAGGTCAAGTTCGGAACTAATCCATCAACCAAATATAACATACCAAACAAACGACAATATTTTTATGCCACGGTCCCTTCTTGGGATGGTAATAGATTGGGTGCTGATGTATATAAAATACCCCAACCAATACCTGTTGACATAACATACCAAGTTAAAATAATCTGTAATAGGATGAGAGAATTAAATCAATTCAACAAATTGGTTTTAGATAAATTCGCTTCTAGACAGGCTTACGCAACGATTAAGGGGCATTATATTCCAATTATTTGGAATAACATTACCGATGAATCTGTGATGGATTTGGATAAGAGAAAGTATTATGTGCAAAGCTACGAATTTTTATTACAGGGATTTCTGATAGATGAGAATGAGTTCACAGTGTCTCCCGCTGTGAATAGATTGATACAGGTTTTGGAAATTGACACAAGTAAATCAAAAAGGTCAACAAAGAATAAACTTAATTCGAATCCTAATATTTACGATTCGACCTATAATTTTCCATCAGGTACCACAGAGGTTACAAAAATTTTCGAATTGAATGTTTCACTATCTTTTGTGGGGGATGTAAATGTTTCCTCATACGACGTGTATATAAACAATAACTATTATGGTCAGTCTTTATCCACCATACTTTTGAATACCGGAGATTCAGTCCGAATGGTTGTAACTAAGACAGATTCAAATTTAGATTCTTCGTTGACATTTACCACTCAAATTAATTAGTAAAAACACTTACCGTGGGATATGGGATAACTGTAATTGGGACTTGGGTGGAGGTGACACAACCATTAAATGCGGTCAAATTTAATTGATAGTTAGTTGTGTTGTTCGGTGTTACTGTTATACTTTGTGTGGTTTCATTACCTGGTAACCACTGATATGATTGATAACCAGGCGGGGCGTTTAACGTAATACTTTCACCAAGACAAATAGTATCAGGTAATAATTGTAATACGGATGGTGAACATTCTGCATCAATATAGGCATACCCATAATGAGCCCCTTGACTACAATCTCCTGTTGTGAATTCGGCAGTTACCGATTGTCCGATATAGTTTGTTAAATCAACATTTACCGAACTCCAAGGCTTATATACAACACCTGAACAAGTAACTGAATTGAAGAATCCAGGTAGATTTCCTGCCGCTGAAACAACGAATTCTGAACAAGGAATTACATTTCCGTTTTGGTCTCTTAATAATGCCCTAAAAAAAGGTTGTTCATTTGAGTTATGGCCAGGGTCTTCAAAAACAACAGCATATCTATATGTAAAACTATTATTAGTTGAGGTAACCATAAATGTTTGAATAAGTTGTTCTGCCTCTGAATTAACATTATTGTTCCCTAACCTTACAGAACGAGGACTACCAAGTGGGTCAACCCTTGGAAATCCACCACATGGGTCATTTCCACCTGTCATTATTGTATGTCTACCATTTACGATACCAATTGAGTTGGAGTTGTAGTTAGGTGTTGGAGACCCATTAGGTGACATTGTTGATAAACCGGTAGTTCCATACCATCCATTGAAAGTTCCTGAGTTAAAATTAATGTTATTACAACCTTGTTGTGGAATAACAGTTGTTAAGTTTATACTTAGGTCAAATTGGTAGCAATTTGAAAAAAAATTAGACCAAGTGAACGCATCTATTAATACATAGTATGTTTGACCTCCTTGGACTTGTCTGACTAATGAACCACCTCCTTGTGTTGGGTCGCATAATACAAAGCCCAAACATGCTCCTGCAGTTCCTGGACAAGATGTTAACAATGATATACTTGGATATGCAAATCCTGTTGATACTATATCGTTTAAAGTTATGTTAATTAATCCATCTTGTGGTGGTGTAAAACTATATAACCAATCTTGACCTCCGTAGTAATTTCCACTTGTTGTTGTTGCACAAGCGTTCAATCCCGTATAATCATTCAGGTCACCACAGGTAGTTTGGTTATTTGTAAAAAAAGGGAGTGTGACTTGATTAGATAAAGCACCAGTACAAGTGTTCGAACCTTGTCCGAACAAGTTCGTGTGATTGGATAATATCAATATTAATATGATGGATTTAAATAATTTCATTTTTCACCATAAATATCTTTTTTTTCTTCACACTTTTCACGAATAATACTTTCCAAGAAACGATAAATTTTTATACCTCGTTTGTCACAATATCTCTTTAATATATCGTGAACCTCTTTGGAAATCTTTAAATTTTTAATTTCTGAGTCCTTAGAATCCATAAGATAATAAAGGCAGAAAATATTCTACCTAATTTATAAATATTTTGTGACAAGTAAAGTTTTTGGTTTTGTTTAGAATATTTATAGGAAAATAAATAAAAATAAAAAATTTCTACTAAATGGCATCTAATTCAAAAGTATTCGTTTCGCCTGGGGTGTATACATCAGAGGTGGATTTGAGTTTTGTATCCCAAAGTGTTGGGGTAACGACATTGGGTATTGTGGGTGAAACTCTTAGAGGTCCTGCATTCGAACCAATATTTATCAGGGATTTTGATGAATTCACAGTTTATTTTGGTGATACTTCACCTGAAAAATTTGTGAACACTCAAATCCCAAAGTATGAAGCCTCATATATTGCAAAGGCTTATTTACAACAATCTAATCAACTTTTTGTTACAAGGGTTCTTGGTTTATCGGGATATGACGCTGGTCCTTCTTGGTCAATTATGACAGTGGCCAACGTCGACCCATTTACTGTGAATCTATACTGTACTAGTTCAGTTACGGTAAATTGTGAATCTACTTGTGTTGATTATTTGGAAGTTCCCTACACGGTTACTTTCACAGGATGTAATAATTCATCTTCATCGGTTGGGTTCCAAACAAGTTTCCCAACACCAATTCAAAGTATTTTAGGTGATACATATGAAAAGTTCAATGGGACTTTTTCTACATTATCATCAGACATAAAGAATCAAGTTTTTGCAATCCTTTCTTCTAATTCAACAAGTGCGACATCAATAAATTATTTCGGTTCTATACCCGAAACTGGTTACTCGGGTCTTACTGCTTATACGTCTGAAACTAATGTGTTTAGTGTTCCTGATGTTAATTTGACCGATACTGATTTGACTTCAAGACTGAACGACGCTTGGTATTACGCATTATTCAACAACAACGGCAATAATGAATATTCGGGAACGTCTTTCTACACAACCGTGACAGCATTAACTCAAACATCTACAGCTTCAAATTGTGCGGATTTCTTCTCTTATAGTATAAGTGGAACCTCAGGTAGTATAAATTACAATAATAATACAATATCGGTAGTTTTACCTTCTGCAACAACAGTGAGTTCTTTGTCAGGTCTCGTATCTAACTTTAGTGCTTGCACAACGGGTGTTACAGTTTCAGGTGTGACTCAACAAAGTGGAGTGACCTCAAACAACTTCAGTGGTGGAAGTATTGTTTATACCTTGGTTTCTGAGGATGGAACCGTAACAAAAACATACACAGTAAATGTTTCTATTCTAAATCCTTGTAATCCAGTCACAACCGGTAATACAGGTTCAGGAAACGTAGGAACAATAACAACTTGTTACTCGGGAACTATAGCAGGTGTTTTGTATTACTATACTGGTACATCATACACAGAATATGATAATATGGTAGTCGCAACTCTTAGGTCAAGAGGTCTTGCAACATATGGTGATGATGATGGTGCTGTTTATGAAGTATCGGGAACATCAGATGTTAAAATGGTCTGCACAGGAGCATATTCAGGTGTAACAAAGAATCCGAGAGCAACTTTTGTTATCTCGGGTGTTACAAACGATAGTAAAAATTTCTCATTCGAAACTTCTTTATCTACATCAAATACAAATTATATAACAAAGGTATTCGGTCTTTCTAACTTTGACAAACCAAGAACAACAGTTCCTTTATTTGTTGAGGAAAGATATCAAACATTACTTAACTATGGATATAATAAAGGTTATATCAGAGGGTTGAATTGTAATGTCTTGGCTTTGGATAGTGCGAGAAGTGGTCAATTGGATTCGATTGGTTATTATTTAGAACAATACCAAACTCCTGAAACTCCTTGGTTAGTTTCTGAACTTGAGGGCGACACTGTATCAAGATTATTCAAAATAATCACGATTTCCGACGGTAATTCAGCGAACAGACAATTGAAGATATCAGTGGCTAACCTGTCATTCGTAAATATGACTTTCGACTTGATTGTAAGAGATTTTTACGATACAGATAGTAATCCTGTTGTTTTGGAAAAATTCACAAATTGTAGTATGGACCCTTCTCTTAATAGTTATGTGGCTAAAAAGGTAGGGACCAAAGATGGTGAATACGCACTACTATCCAAATACATAATGTTAGAGGTTAATGTTGATGCATCTGTCGATACTCTACCTTGTGGATTCGAAGGATACCAAACAAGACAATATAGTTCAAACACTTCACCTTTCCCTGTTTTCAAAACCAAATATGATTTCCCTGGCGAAATTGTTTATAATCCACCATTCGGTACATCATCAGGTGCTGAAGATACGATAAGAAGTTCAGGTGATAATGTTAGAAGAACTTATTTAGGATTCTCAACATCAATAGGTTTCGATGAAGATTTCTTCGATTATAAAGGAAAACAACCTGTTATTGACTTGTGTAGTCCTGGTGAACCATCTAATTGGGTAACTAAAACAAGAGGTTTCCATATGGACAAAAATGCTAGCGGTATAACAATCGCTGATAATTTCTCAACATCGGGAACACCGGCATTTTATGTGGGTGATGCAACTTTCCAATCTGAACCCGAAGATTCAACAAGTCCTTATTACAAATTGTTCTCACGTAAATTTACTGTGATTCCTGCTGGAGGTTTCGATGGATGGGATATATACAGAGAATATAGAACAAATAGTGATAGATTTGTATTAGGAGCGGCAGGTTATAGAAAAGGAGCTTGTGCAAGTGACAGATACCCTACCGCAACAGGATGGGGAGCTTTCCGTCAGATTACTATAGGTCAAAATTCTGTTGATTGGGCTAACACTGACTACTACGCATACCTATTAGGTATTCAAACATTCTCTAACCCTGAAGCGGTAAATATAAACGTATTTGTTACACCAGGTATTGATTATGTAAATAATTCTAACTTGGTAGAAAATGCAATCGAGATGGTCGAGTTCAACAGAGCGGACTCTGTTTATATAACAACGACACCTGACTACAATATGTTTGTTCCAACATCAGGTTTTGAGGCTGACCAAATTTTACCTGAAGAAGCGGTAGATAACTTGTATAATTCGGGAATTGATTCAAATTATACAGCAACTTACTATCCTTGGGTTCTTACAAGAGATACGGTAAACAATACACAAATCTATATTCCACCAACTGCGGAGGTAACAAGAAACTTGGCCCTTACGGACAACATCGCATTCCCTTGGTTCGCAGCTGCGGGTTATACAAGAGGTATTGTAAACGCTATTAAAGCAAGAAAGAAACTTACTCAAGAAGATAGAGATATCTTATATAAAGGAAGAGTCAATCCTATCGCAACATTCTCTGATGTAGGAACAGTAATTTGGGGTAATAAAACTTTACAAATCGCTGAATCCGCTCTTGATAGACTGAACGTTAGAAGGTTGTTACTCCAAGCTCGTAAACTTATTTCTGCAGTTTCTGTTAGATTGTTGTTCGAACAAAATGATGATGTTGTAAGACAGCAGTTCTTGGATTCTGTGAACCCAATTTTGGACTCAATCAGAAGAGATAGAGGTTTGTATGACTTCAGAGTCACAGTTTCTTCTTCACCTGAAGATTTAGATAAAAACCAATTGGTTGGTTCTATCTATATCAAACCAACAAGGTCACTTGAGTTCATAGACATAACTTTCTACATAACTCCAACAGGAGCATCATTCGAAAACATATAAACTATGAAAGAGAACGAAAAAAAGAAAGAAACGAAAAAAAAACCTAAATCAATTATGATTAGTGAAAAACAATTAGAAAGATTAATGGTTAAACTTTCAAAATAAAAAGTTAGGTAGGAGGTGTTAATTCACCTTCTACCTTTTCTTATTTATGGATATTTATTTTTATGACGAATAGAAAACAATTACGTGGTATAATAAGGAGTGTTCTTAAAGAAACAAAGTTGAGAACCTATATGAAGGATTGGGACGACAATATCTTACACATGCCGACCAAAATAAAAATGGACAAAAAAGAAGATGGTGTTTGGATACCTGTCGAGGTCTCAACTAGAGATTTTGCAGAATTAAGAAATGACCCTGATTATAGACCAAGAAACAATAGCGCTGCAGACGCATTCAGAGATTTCAAAGAATCGGAACCATTTTTACGTGACGTTAAAATCGCAATTAAAAGAAAATCCTACGCACCAAGTTATGACGATTTCAAAGAAACGCTTATCTATGGAGACCCATTTGCTATAAACACGGCTAGAGGACACAAACCAGATATCTTAAAGAAAGGGGTAAGAATAGTTATTGACTCATTTTCAGAAAACGAAAAAAATAAAATGGTTCAAAACATAAAAGATAACTTTAAAAAAGAAAAAAGGTTTTCTCAATCATTTGCGGACAAATTAGATTCACTTTCGCAAAGTCAATTAATTGACCTTTATTTAGACGAAAAGGGGGAGTATTATTCGGTTTCTTCAGAAGAATTCGGAAGACGAATGGGATTAGACGTTTCAGGTGCATCGGCAAATCCTGAACATGCAAAAAAGGTTGCGATTGCAGACTTCGTAAGAAAAATATGGAGTGAAATGGATTACTGGATTAATAGTGGATATAGTTCTATATCATTTGGTTTTTCAGATGATGACAAGAAGAATGTAAAAGCCGCAGTAGAATTCTTAAAAGAAGAATTATCTAAACAATATCCAGAAATACATTTTGTTGTTTATGATACATCAGAAGGTGGAAAGAACAAAATAGTAATAAGTAAAACTAAACCGGAACTAGAGAAACCTACTCGAAAAAAAAATAAAAGTAAATAAAAAAATCTTCAAAGATATATTTATAAGATATAAATAAAAATAAACGAAATTAAAAACACAAAATAAAATGGCTGATTTGTTAATGAAAATGCCCTTACCTTACGAACCTAAAAGGAACAATAGATTCATTTTTAGATTCGCCGATGATTTGGGTATCAATGAGTGGTTTGTAGAAACTGCTGCTCGTCCGAAAATTAAAATAAATTCCGTTCCAATTCCATTCCTTAATACAGAAACTTATGTTGCGGGTAGATTCAATTGGGAAACAATAAATGTTAAACTGAGAGACCCAATTGGACCTTCTGCCGCTCAAGCTGTTATGGAATGGGTGAGATTGTGTGCTGAATCAGTAACAGGTCGTATGGGTTATGCCGCAGGATATAAGAAAGATTGTTGGTTAGAAATGTTGGACCCAACCGGGGTGGTTGTGGAAAAATGGAACCTTCAAGGAACTTTCATCACCAATGCTGACTTCGGAACTCTAGGTTACACAGATGACAAACTGGCTGAAATTTCGTTGACGTTACAATACGATAGAGCTATTTTACTATACTAATCTTTACAATTTTTTCAAAAAAAGTATTTTTATAACCATAGGGGCACAAAATCCCTATGGTTTTTTTTATGGACCAAGCATCGGCATACGGACAGATGAACTTTAATCTGCCACACGACGTGGTAGAGTTACCAACAAAAGGATTATTTTATAAGTCAAAGAAGAAGACAGTGAAGGTGGGCTATCTTACCGCAACTGACGAAAACATCATTGCTAATTATTTATCAGGGGCTAAAAATAAAGATGGATTAGCATTATCATTAATAAGAAGTAAATTATATGAACCTGATTTAAGACCTGAAGAATTACTAACAGGGGACGTTCAAGCTATCTTACTTTTTTTAAGGAATACATCTTTTGGTCCTGAATATACTTTTAATGTAACAGACCCTTCAGACGGAAGAAAATTTGAAGGGACAATTCTCTTAGATGAAATAAATCTGAAAAGAACTGAATTCCAACCAAACGAAAATGGTGAATTCGTTACAACCCTTCCGAGGACAGGTGTTGAAGTAAAATTGAAACCATTGACACTTTACGAATACCAAGATATTAGTGATAAGGCTGATAACTACCCAACAGGTAGGGTTGCACCAAAGGTCACTTGGACTTTACAAAAAATGATTACGTCTATTGATGGGGATACAGATAAAGGTAAAATTGTCCAATTTATAGAACAGATGCCAATTATGGATTCTAAACACATTCGTAAATTTATGGATGAAAACGAACCTTCATTGGACTTAAGAAAAGATGTAATAGCCCCGTCAGGAGAAAAGGTAACGATTAATGTTGCTTTCGGGGTGGAGTTTTTTCGGCCTTTCATATGAGCATTCTAAAAACATTTTAGACGAGTTTTATTATTTGTCAAAATACAATCACTTATCATATAGTGATTTTTTGACTATGCCAACATATGTTAGAAAATACTTGATAACACAACTACTTGAAGACAAAGTCAGAAAGTGATATCCTGTATATTTATAACTATAATATATTAATATGTTTCATTCAGAACCCACACCGGATGCTAGTGGTAAAGGCACAACCGGTACTTTTCAAAGCGCAATGGCCCAAGAACTTAGATTTGCCACTCAGGTTTTGGGGTTAACGGGTTTTAGCATAAAAGGGATAATTGGGCAAGTTACCGACTTAAATAAGCTTTTAAATAAGATACCTAATATGGGTAACCTCCCAGATGGAGTCACAGCAGCATTTGATGGGTTCAAGAAATTGACTGCGATTGTTCCAAACGCCATAGAAGAATTTATGGAATTTGAGGAATCGGCATTCAGAACATTTGACCAATTTGGTGTTGGTTCAGAAAATGTGGAAATGTTAAAAGAAAGGCTTTACGAAGCCGGCCAAGAGATGATTACTTTTTCAAAAGGGTCATTAGACCCGAAAGAAGCCTTTGAAAATGCGGCTAAAATACAGGAATCTTACAGTAAAAGCTTGGCAAGAAACGTATTCATTTCAAAGCAAAACATAGTTGAGGTGGCTAAAGCTTCTGAACTAACTAATGTGTCGACAGACAAACTCGTTAAAAATTTCTTGGGGGCTGGTAGGTCAGTAAACAATATTGGAGAACAAATGGCTAAAGTTGCAAAAACCGTAGTAGGTATGGGGGTAAATGTAGCCGGAGTGTCCGATAGCGTAGTTGATAATATTGGAAAGTTAGATTTATACAATTTCAAGGGGGGTATCGAAGGATTAGCTAGAATGACGGCCGAGTCCGCAAAGTTGGGTATTAATATGGAAAGTGTATTCAAAAAAATGGACGAACTTATGGACCCTGACAAGGCTATTGAATTCTCTAACTCACTTTCACAACTTGGTTTTGCGGCATCAGAACTATCCGACCCGATAAGAGTTATGTTTTTAGCAGAGAACGACCCTGAAGCATTTGCTCAGGAGATAGGTAAGTTGACCGAATCCATGTTTCAATTTAATAAGGAAACAGGTGAAGTTGATTTCTTAAAAGGAAATAGAAGGATGTTAAAAGAACTATCGGATTTAACGGGGCAATCAGAAGCGGAATTGATGAAAGTTGGTAAAAGGATGAAAGAAACTGCAATGATTAGTGAGGAATTAAAATTTAAACCATACAGTGAAGAAGACAAAAAACTTATAGAGGGGTTAGCCCAATTCAAGGAGGGTGAGGGTTTTGTAGTTGAATTCACCGACAAAGATGGAAAAAAAATGACAAAAAACATAATGGAGTTATCTGATGAGGATTTGAAAAGGTTAGGAGAAACGATGACAATCAAGGACCAAGATGAGGCAATAAAAAAACAAATGTCTTCTAACGAACTAACAAATAGCTTATTATATTCAGTCGATGCTTCCTTATTACAATTAGTCGTTTTAACTGAGGCTGGAAACAAGCTATCCAAGGACTATAGGGCTTCTGGTGTCAGTGGTAACATTGACAAATTCAGAGAAACAGCAAGAAAAAATGAAGACTTAATAAAATTGAGACAAGAAAAAGACTTCGATGGTATTGTCGACCAGATAGGTAAAATTGGAAAATCTACGGTTGGCGGTGTTGATGGGTTTATAGAGGGATTAAAGAAACAGAGTGACTTCGTATTTCGTTCGGATGGTTCAGTCGTGAGTTTTGATGAAGGTGATTTAGTAATGGGTATAAAAGAAAGTTATTTGAAGGGAGGAACACCATCTTCAGATATGTCACCATTAAATGAAATGGAAGATAGGTTCGCCGCACTCAAAGACCAAGTAAAACCAGAAGTAAGAGTTCCAATATCAGGAGAAATAACCCTGAATCTTAATGTTACATCAGACAAAGAAATGGACAAAGAAAAATTAAAAGAAATTTTATTTGAAACAACCACAGTCCAAAATTTGAAATCGAAAATAAATGAAGCGGTTTCTAATTTTAATCTTACCGCATAAAAAAATCTTAATAAAACTATTTATTAAGAAAAAATTTGGATGGCTGAAAGCACATTATCTTTATCTAATTCTTCACAGTTCAGAAATAATTTACTTAGCAGGAATTTACAACCCTACTCGGTTCCTGGTGTATTTACCTCCCCTTACCAAAATACCCCATACGAGATAGTTCAAACTGTGGATTCAGTAATTGATACACCACAAATATCTTCACTATCTAATAACTTTTACCCCCTCAATCAATATGGACCTGAAGGAGGATTTAATGATGTTATAACATTCAATGGCCCCCCATTACCTACAACACCAAATCAAGGAGAATATGATTTTACGGACACCGAGTTACCTGAGTTAGGTAAGTTTTATCTGAAAACAATTTATAATAAGTCAAACAAATGGACCCCAATTGGTGGATATAGTTTCATTTATAATATACAGGAGAGCCAATTAAATAACAAAGTTTATCAACCCTATTTACCTTTATATTACACAACATCAAATTATAATGCTTATGACATCGTTACCCAACAAAATCCACAGGGTAGTAACGGTCCTTTAAGTTCTGACTCATACTTAGCACAATTAGGAGCAAGCTCCTTGAAATTCCACATTTCAATTAACGCTGGTATTGCCACCTCAACAGGTATCAAAAATAAAACTGGATTATCTTATTTAACTGACCCATTTTCTCAATCAACCGATTTCAATAGTGGTAACATATCTACTGCAAATGATTTTAGGATAACAATTCCCGCCGCTGAAGATACCTATCTAAACGCATTAGCAGGAACATATTTCCCCTCATCACCAATATTAGGTGATTACTTTTCTTCACCTGTAAGAAATATTGGAACAACAGGTCAGTTAATAAATGTTATTGCGGGAGCCAGTACTTTATTGGGAGGATTGTTGTCAGGGGTCTCCAACAGATTTATAACCCCTTCACAATTGTTTTTGGAACAAACAGGTAGTGGGCAAAAAAGTATTCTGTTCTCGAACATCAACTACAATATTTATAGACCCGCTTATGGTAATAGTATAGCAGGAGGATTGTTCAATAATGTTGGTGCAACAGCATTAAACTCACTGGCAGGTGTTGTTGGAACACAAGCTCCTGGAACCTATTACGTAGGTTCATCAGTAATAGAACCATCATATATTGCAAGTCCATTAACTGATGTTCCAATTAATGCTTTTGGAGAATCGGTTGAAGCTCCTGTATATGGACCTACCGATTTGTCAGAATTATATGAAGGTAATCAAAGCAGATTGAATTTTGGTTTAGCTTCAAAACCTGGGACCAATGATAATATAGATGGGAATTTTGTGTGGACATCACCAAAGTATTCACCAAATGCCGGTAAGTTTGCCAAACCTGGTGGAGCTGCAGGAAAATCAGACCCATCCTTCAATACAAATGGTGTAGGAACCCAATACAAAAAAAATGAATCAAAAAGTGTTACTTTCAAAGTAGGTTCAATCTTAGATGATACACAAAGATTGATTGATTCTGCAGACAGAGTAAGAGGTGAGAGAAGATTAAAACACGTTGGAAATGCAATAAATCAAGTAAGTAAGGTTTTTCACGACGGATATAAAGAAATAACAAAAGGTTCAAAGGTTATCGCATATACTAACACGAACGGAAATTTAGTTGGTGAAGAATATGCAAGAGTATTCACAAAGGATAGTCCATACTATACTCATGCGAGGCTACAAAAATCAGAAGGTATTACAAACGCTAATAGAGCATTTACATACTCTGTATTGGATAGTCCATTTAATCTAAATATAACACCTACTAAAGCCTCAGAAAAAACTGCCTCAACTAACATAATTGATGGTAAGGTAAAAAAATATATGTTCTCAATCGAAAATTTGGCTTGGAGAACTACAAGTTTACAATTTGAATTACCCGCATGTGAAAAAGGTCCGAATGGGGGTCGAATTATGTGGTTTCCACCATATGATTTAACTTACAGTGAAACCAGTAGTGTTGATTTTCCCGGAACAACCTTCTTAGGTAGACCCGAACCAATTTACACATACAAAAACACATCAAGAACAGGACAAATAACATTCAAAATAATTGTTGATTACCCATCTGTTTTGGATGTAATAGCCCAAAAAGTTTTGGAAAATGAAAAAGATTCGAATCGGATTGATAGTATCATAAATTCATTTTTCGCTGGATGCACTAAATTCGACCTATATGAACTAGCCCTAAAATATCCAACAATTCCTGTCAATCAGTTGGCCTTTTATCAACAAAAACTGAATGACCCTAGACTCACCAAAGAAGAATTAGAAAAAATTAAAAATGCGCAACAAGGGGCTAATACCTCAAATGCTACCGCAACACAAAAACAAACTGGCGACAACTCAGTCGTTGATTTATCAAGTTATGAAACCAAAGGTATTTTTTTCAAAATAGCAACTATAGGGTCAATCGAAGAGATGATGAGTATATATTTGGTTGAGGACAATATACTAAATTATGCTGGTAATTCTACAGACCCTGCACAAGTTCAAAACTTTTTTTTCAGTAGGATTTCACCAGACTATAATAGTTTCCAAGATTTAGTAGTGAAACTTAACGATGCATTGAAAGATGGACAAACAGACATACTAATCGAAATGGAATCTAACTCATCACCGAATGAAGGTGCTGACACATCATTAACACAATTAAGATTTGACAGGGTTGTTGAATTTTTCAAAACATTCCAAATGAATAATGGTGGAGACCAACCCATAACTCTAAGTAACTACATAAATGATAAAAAATTGAGTTTCAAAAATTTAGGTAGTTCTTCATCAATAGTTAATGTTGAAGGTGTTAATTGTAACCAACAGATAAGTCCTGCAGCTTCAGACGCTGAAAAATTTAGTAACTTAACTCCTACGGCCTGTCGTAGTGTTATAATTAAAAAAATCACAGTAAAACCGAAACCAAATAACACCCAAAATAATAATCTTCCAACTAACCAAGCGGCCCCAACTGCAGACAATCCAAATGGTAACACTTTAACTAAACCTACTTCAACCACTTCATTAGAAAACATCAGACCAGGAATTGCAAAAAAAATTGTAAGAGCACTACTGAACGAAGGGGATTATTTCGAGGCGGTTAAGAAAGATAATCCTATGATATATGATAACTTGAAGGAAAAACTGAAATATTTTAATCCTAGTTTTCATAGTATGACACCTGAAGGTTTAAATAGTAGAGTCACCTTCTTAAATCAGTGTATAAGACCTGGTCAAACAATACCAACAATAGTTAATGGTGTTCCAACACAAAATGTTGCGACTAACACCGCTTTTGGGGCACCGCCCGTTTTAATACTAAGAATCGGAGATTTTTATAACACAAAAATAATCCCAACTTCGTTATCTATACAACCTGACCAAAATACTTCATATGATATGAATCCTGAAGGCATTGGTGTTCAGCCTATGATTTTAAAAGTTAGTTTGAATTTCAATTATATAGGTGGAAGTGGACTTGCTGCACCGGTAGACGAACTACAAAACGCTTTATCATTTAATTATTACGCTAATACTGAAATATATGACGAAAGGGCAACCCCTACTGAGGATACTTCTGAGTTAGATAAAAAGTTTGTTAAAAAATTATTGAGTGATTCCCAACCTAAAATAGAAAAACCACTTACACAACAACCTAACCCTGGCGGCACGACAATAGGGGTTCAATCAGATATCGAAGTGACTAGTAGCGGTGAGACTGGCACACTTTCCTATGGAAAATTTATTAATTCATTTGTTGACGAGACAGATAATTATTTCTCAAACATTCTTAATCAACTTAAAAGTATTTATGAAAATTATAATTTAGGAATTGTTCAACTAACTTCTTTGGAAAGAGAATACACACAAGGACTATTCAATGAATTTAATACTGGTGAGTCCGCAAAAATTTATGGTAAACCAAGTCAAGTTCAAGAAAGATTAGAGGAATTATATAAGAAAGTAATCGAAGACATAGACACAGGACAGAATGATATTGTGGCGGCATTCATCGCTAATCAATTTGCTTTAGATAGCCCCCAAACTAGAATTTTGATTTCTAATCTCAAATCATATATAGAAAAATATATAACTAACTTCTCTACTGAACTATTCAACATAATTCAAAATATTTCGCAACAACAACAAAATTGGGTCCAATATGTTAGAAAATTAAATTACGTTCTGACAAATTCAGATGGTAAGATAAATGCAAGAAACGAACAAATTGTCTATAATTTGAGTGCTACAAGTAAAAATAGCACAACAAATACATACGATGAATTGAAAAATGATAGCGGACAAATAGTCATAGACCTCAACAATTTCAATAACGAAATCAATATATATTTGGGACTCGACAAATACAATACATCAAATTTTGTATATGTTTTTTCTGACATGAGTTTAACACCAACCGAGTGTAGATTTTATCAATTGATGGCTCAAGTATTCACAGATAGAGGTGATTATAATGAATTTGAAAATACGGTATTAACCGAAGATATAAACAAAGGTGAAACAAAAAAAGTATTTGATAGGGCGACAGACATATTGAAAACCAACTTCAGAAAACAATATAAGAACGACAAAGATGCTTTTGAGCAGTTTACTCGAGACATTTATAACAAAAAATATAAAAAATACAAACCATTCACAAGTAACAAGGATAGAAATTTCGATTACTCTTCTTTACCGGCAGGAACTGATGAACAAAAATCTAGATTGGCCGATATATATAAATCAGTCAATGTTAATGAAGATAAACAAACCTTTGACGGAAAAGCAACATTCAATTAATTATGGCGGGGTTAAATTACTACAACAGATATAATGGTTTTGTAATAAACGGAAGTCAGACAGTAGTCCCTTATGTGGATATTCCAAGTAAACCAACCGATAAAAATTATATTTATAAAGTTGGAAGAAGTAGAATGGATAAAATATCCCAACAATATTACGACAGTCCTTTTTTTGGTTGGCTTATTTTGGCGGCTAATCCCGAGTTTGGAGGATTGGAAAATAATATACCAGATAGTTCTATATTGACAATTCCCTTTCCCTTATTAAGTTCATTACAGGACTATAAGGCAGCCTTAAATAATCATTTCTTCTATTATGGTAAATAATGAAAATATTTTTGTTGATTTTGATTACCAAAATATTATAGTTGTTGACCCAAACAAAGTAGTTGATGAAAATGGTAATGTAAAAGAAAGATACATCAAACAAGAAAACTTGGTGATGTATGCAAATTTAGAATGCACAGTTCCCCCAAGGACAAAATTGTCTGTCGGTAATTCAGCCCAAGATGCGGTTCAAACTCTCAGTATTGCAAGTATTAATTTTTTGAAACCTCAAAAGGGTGACAAATTAACAAATGCTTATACAGATGAAATAACAGGTAAGGGTTCATTAGAACGAGACGAAAATGGTAATTTTTTGGGTATTAACCAAAATGTTGAGACATCTATAAGGAGAGCCGACAAACCAAATGAGTTTTATAATTTAAAACAACAATCAACAGAAGGTGCCTTGGGTTCGGTAGATACTGGTTTGTTGGGTATGACATCCATAAATATACAATATAATTTGGATTTTTTACCCGTAATTAATGTAACATTAGAAGACGTAAAAGGAAGAGCATTATTTGAATCAGGAAACAACTCACCCTACAGAGCATTTTTTAGTTATCCGTATCCAATTTTTTATTTGACGTTAAAAGGGTATTATGGAAAGGCGGTGAAATACCCATTGATGCTACAAGACTTCAAAGCTAAAGTAGATTCTGAAAGTGGAAATTTCACGATAGATTTAAAATTTTTTACTTACAGATATAGTATGTTATCGGAAATCAGTATGCAATCTATGCAAACTGTTCCACATATGTATAGAACCACCATTAACGTGGACACAAACAAAAACCCAATTATAAAAACCAATGAAGTCACGAAAGTAGAACTAACTAAAGGTTATCAAAAGGTTTTGGAGGTTTATAATGACTATAAGTCCAAAGGATTGATTCCTGAAAATTTCCCACCACTAACTATAGTTCAATTACAAAGAAAACTTGATAACTTCATACAAAATGTTCTGAACAATTTCCCAAAACAAGATTTGACCGCTTACACAAGTGCTCAAACATATAGAGACTTATTAAATAGTATAATTAAAGAAATCACAGAAACCACAAATCCGGATTCTTGGTTTGTCAAATATATTGACCAAAAAAATTATTTTATACTGAACAATGGATTGAAAGTCTATGAATTATTAGGAAAAAATATCATTTCTGGCGGAGTGACTCCACGTAACATAAATGAAACAATTGTAAATTCAGAATTGGAATCTATTTGTGTTAAATATTCTAAATCTACAGGAAAAGAAAATATGAATAATGTTCCTGATTTTGGGGCAAACTCTAAGGATGATAAATACAGAACATCAGAATTCAAATTGAAATTGAGTGATTTCCAAATAGAAGTTAGTGAAGGAGATTTGAATTACGAAAAAACTTATATACAACAAACAGGTCTACAGCCTATTGATTCTGGTGGGACAGAGACTAGTGGATTTACATTTTATAAAGCACAAACACAATTATATTTCCAACAAGTTTCTAATAATCAAATATATAATATCAGAGAAAACCAATTTACACCAGCACCAAAAATACTCTACTATTTTGATGGTAAAATAGGTATTTTGAAAAAATCATTCATCAGAAAAGTGGAGGAACAATCCAAAGAACTTGAATTACAATTTGAGAAGTATAAAGCAGACCAATTAATAAAACTTTTAGAGACTAGTGATAGAGGAATTGGATTTGCTCCAACATTAAGAAATGTTTTAGCCGTTTTTTATGCAAATGGGGAGGCTTATTTAAGACTTATCGATGATGTGCATAGAAACTCTTGGGACCAAAGAAGTAATCCAATTAGGTTTAATGCGATAAATAGCGCGATACAAGGAGGGGACCAAACATTAGATTCCACAACAGGTGAAGAAAAATTTGTATATCCTTGGCCCGAAATATGTGTTTTAACTACTGATGAAAAAGAAAGTAGATATGATGTTAGATATCCTGGTGACAAGGATTTAGCAGAACAATTTCAAGCTTACGACTTTTCAGTTTGGCCGGAAGTAGAATTTGTTGAAGAATATATATCAGGAACGGTATTAAGAAACTCGGTTCCATCCACACCATCTATATTCGAAAACAATTTAACACAAAGTCAATATACTTCAGTAAATGCATTGGAATTTCCAATAGATAATCAAGTTTATTTTAATAAGGAACAAGTAAAATATCTTTATGAAATTTGGGAAAGATTGTATGTGATATCTAATTATACAAATCTCAACAGGGGAGGTTCCAATTTCAAACAAGTATATGACACAATTGCCACCATTGAATCAAATAATATTCTGAAAAGTTTGGGAGATACTAACCCATTTTTAATTAAAGCACTAAAAGAGTACGGACTGAATTCACGAAACTTTGAGGCTGTGTTAAGACACATATCAAATGAAGGACAAGGAGAAAGTTGGCAAACACATATAAGAGGTTATTACAATACACCATATATACGAAATATTACTACGAATACGTTTACACTGAAACCTTTTAATTCTGGAGATACTAACAGAATATTAACTGACTTTCCGAATATAGAATCGTTCTCAGGATATGTTGTAGACTCATCGACTAATATCTTGACAGATTATGACATATACCCTTTTACGGACAAAAATTGGTGTAAAATGAATTTAGCCAATGGTAAATTCATCAATGACGTTAATACTATAAATTCAACATCAAAAGTAATCCAAGTCAATCAGAGTTCCAAAATAATTTGTAATTTCCTAAACGATGACTCCGAATTTCAAAAAAGACCAATTTCTAATTTCAATTACAAAACGGTAAACCAACCTTTGTTGAGTTTGATTACACCGTATACTTCAGAAAATATAAAAAATCTTTACAACATAAGAAGCACCTCGTTTTCCCAACAACACCCAACAGAGGGAAATCTGAGATATAAAAACTATACAGGCCCAACCACTGCAACACAAACAACATCGATTCTGAATACACCATACTTCATTAATTCAATCCAAGATGGTTTAGTAAAATTTAGAAACTCAGAGGCTTACCCATATGTTTCAGGTGCTTATTTATTTCTAAACAGCCTACCATTAGCGACTCTGAGAGAAAGGTATAAATCTTTAGAAGTTGCTCAAGACGGAACATCTAACCCAACAGATTTAGATTATATTTACGCAACATTAAAAAAATTCAACGCAGTCCATAAAATACCATATGCTTGGATTCTGAGATACGGTTCCATTTGGCACAGATACAAAGAATATATCAAAAATGGTAGTGATATATTGAGTCCTATTTGGACTAATTTCGATAGGAACTTCAATTACGACCCTATAAATTCGTCACCACAAAAATTATACACATTAACCATAAATGGTATACAGAAGAAAATAAGATTACAGGCGGATACAATAGTAGGAAATCAAACACTAACGGATATCAATGTAGGTTTTTACCCAAAGTTGATAAATGATTTCTCATCCTTTTTTAAAGGGACCCCACTTTTTGATGATTATTCTGATGCTACGATTCAATCAAAAATAGACAATGAGTTTTTCATAACAGATGGATTTCCAAACGCTAACTTGACTGCACAAAACGGAGTCGATGAAAACAATCCCAATCGTTCAATATATATAAGTTCTTGGTCATCTTTTTTGAAAGTTAACTCCACATTAGGTTTTGTTTTACCATCTGTTGGGTTGAACTCCAATCAATTCTTGATTGAAAATTTTTCATATACCGACCCAATTCAACCAAGGATGGTAAATGAGGTCAATAATAATTCAACATTATATGATGGTTCTGTAAGACTTGCTTGGGCGAGTCCAAATTACGGATATTTTGATAATTCCAAATTATTAATACCACCTCCAACCAAATACATGAAGAAAATATTCACAGATTTTTCCGCAAAACAAGAAAATTTTTCTATTAGCGGAGATGATGACTATTCTGATATAAGTGAATTGTTTTCTGTTTTTAACAAAGATATATTGGACTCATTCGAAAGAGAGTTTTTGAATTTTTCGAAGTCAATTTTCGATACAAATATAACTTCTTTGGTTGAAGATACTGCGACTACGGTAGACCAAGCGGTGTTTTCTAATTTCCAATATCTGATAAGGAATATTCTCAAAGTTACCCCAACTAACGGAATCAATACCCCAACAGAATTAAGTGATTTAGGTAATAATGTTTTGAACAATATGTATCAAGTAATCGGTAAGTTTTTGTCTTATGATTATTACTTAAAATTTGGTAATCCAAATAATTTCGACCAAAGAATATTTAAATCATTTGCGGGGTTAGGAAGTAATCTTACCGACCCATTCGTTTATAACCCTTATACAACTAATAGTCCAAATGCATTACCGTCTCTCAATAATCAATTTCCGATACAACAAATACAAACAACCTACCCGACAGCTTGGGAGGCACTACAAGAGTATGTAGGTTTTTCAGAATTTACAGGACTTAAGTATGCGAGTAGTGGGTCTGCAATATTTGATTTTTTCATTGATAACAATGTTGAGTTCGGAGAAGATACAATTAAAAATCTTTACCCATTGATTAAGATATATGCGACACAAAAATTAAAAGATAGTTCGTATAATGCATCAAAATTCACTGGAACACTGACCGATATAATAAATAACAATTCTGACTTCCAAGACAAAATATTTAATTCATTGATGCAAAAACTCACAAAAGAGTTACCAAATGTCAACGAAACACCAACCCGTAATATACCAAGTGAACTTAAGGGGGATGTTACTAAAATAGCTTTGTGGCAAACGTTTAAAGGACTCAACGATAGATGGATTGCCGGTACTAATGTATCTTATAAAACTTTATTTGAAGATATATTATTTTTAGATAGGGCTGGAAGAGATATCGGTAGTGAAATATATATTGACGTTTTTTCTCTGAACCAAAGAATAAGAGATTTGGACCCCAAAGTAAGTTTATTGGCGTTTTCAAATGAATTAATAAAAACCAATAACTTTGTTGTTTTTACATACCCTTCATATATAAATTTTTATGGGGTTCAATCACCAATAAAAAACTCTACCCCAAAAATAGATAGTAGTTATGATTTTGCTAATAACTTATTTGGAACTCATATGAATGTTGATTTAGTTGAATCATCACCAAAAATGGTTTGTTTATACGGTGGTAAACCAAGCACACACTTAGATGGTGGTGATATCGTTAGTAATTTTAAAAATGATGCGTTCAATTTAAAAAGAGTAAACCAAAATCCTTGTATCCAAGATTTGACAAACAAAACAGATTGGGATAAATCAAACAGATTGGTAGGTTTTACGGTAGATTTCGGGACAATTAATCAAGGTGTTTTCACCAAGATTTCTGTAGGTCAGGATAATGGGAAGCCAACTAAAGAAACTTTGGATGCCTTATCAAGGTTAGCGAGTTTGGGTGAAGGAAGGGGAGGTTCTAGCCAGTATTTGTCTATGTATGACATTTACAGTAGCAGGTCTTACAAATGTGATATTACAATGATGGGTAATGTCTTAATCCAACCTACTATGTATTTTAATTTGGAACACATACCGTTATTCAACGGACCATATATGATTACTTCCGTAAATCATTCGATAAATCCTGGCTCATTCACAACAAAATTTGATGGTATAAGACAAAGTGTTTATTCATATCCAAAAGTAACTGACCCACTTGAAACAATAAGAAAAAGTTTTATAGACTATTTTAAAACAAGTTTCAAACAACAATCAACTCAAGAAAATCAAAGCGTAGATAATAATGCTACCGAAGCAGATGCTTCAAAAGTTAACAACACGGTAAGTAAATCCGAAAATGCTAAATCACCAACATGCTCAGCTAGTACGGCCTTTTCTGATTTTTCATTAATTTCATCACCACAAAAAACTAAAGTTACCGCTTCTGAAGTTATCAACTTTATAAAAACTAAATACGGAACCTCAAATGATTTAATTTATGTCATAATGACAATAATGGGTCAGGAAACCGCAGTGAGTCCCGAATACACATATTTTGAATCTTATGAAAATAACTATGCCGGCTTGAAATTGAACTTGAAAGACTCTGCGGGTAATGATGTTACATTTGCAAACAAAAGTTCATTGAAACAAAATTATATTTGCATGACAACCGCAACCACACCGCCCGAACAATATCCTTTAGCAACCTTCTTCAATTTTGAAGATTGTGTTGATTTTATTGCAACTAGAATGAGTGATAGATTAATAAAACTACAATCACTAAATAATATAACATCAACAGATAATACTAATCTGAATGATAATTCAGAAAAACTATCTATGTTTGTGTATGATTTTTGGCCAGTAATTAATGAAGGTTCTTATGAAAAATCAACAAATAAAAATGTGTATAAAGAATTAACAAAAAAAATGATAGAACTAGTTAACTCTAATATATAACAATATCGATTATTCATATATTTATATAGAAAAATAATTATGGGCTCAGTAAAAAATATTTTAGACAGTTACCTTGGGAAAAACACAAGGATATCAGAAAAAGACCTTGGAAATGGGTCTAAACAAGTTTGTGATTTAGACAGCGGTGAATGTTATACCGTTAGAATGAAAGATGGTCTAATCGAGAGAGTTGATAACACTATGAATCAATCAAAAAAAATTCAGGTTGAGACTGCATCAGGAATAAAACAATTATTGAATGGATAACAAAATGAGAGTTGACGAAAAAATTTTAGAAGAATTAAAAAGATATAATCAAATTAATCGATATATCACAGAACAGGATGCTTTGGACGTACCACCCCCACCTGATGCACCTCCAGCAGACCCATTAGCCGCTGCAGACCCAGCAGCAGGAGCGGTTCCTCCACCACCCGGCGGAGCACCACCCCCACCTCCAGGCGGAGCGGCACCAGGTGCTGAACCAACACCTATTGACCCTGCAACCGACCCTGATGTTGAAAAGTTAGGACCTGACGGAGAATCTGAAGGTGAAAAAGGCGAAGATAGTGGAACCGAAGAATTGGACATAACTGATTTGGTAACTTCACAAAAAAACATTGAAACTAAACAAGAAGAATATTTCAACAACCTCTTCAGTCAGTTAGAAACCCTACAAGGTAAGTTGGGTGAAATGGACAAATTGGTTTCCAAAATTGATGCATTAGAAGCCAAGGTTGAAAAATACAGACCCAAAACGGCTCAAGAAAAACTTGAACTAAGAAGTTTGGATTCAGGACCTTACAATCAGAAACTTTCAGATTTCTTCGTAGATAAAGAAGAAGAAATGGAAAAATCAGGAAAAAATGAATATGTTTTAACAACTGATGAGGTAAAAGATTTTTCACCA